AGATGAAGACCCTGAGATAGATCCAGATGAATCTGATATTGATTATGTACCAGACTTAACCAGAGGCCTTGAGTATGATCTAGAGATAGATAAGGGTTCTGTATATAAAGGATCTGATTTTTTAAATGTAGAAAACGAAAATCAGACAGAACTACAAACTCAAAAACGTGCCAAAAAAGAAAATAAGATACGAAGACAGAGTAAGCGAAGTTGATAATGAAATCAGAAAACGCAGACCAAAATGGAGGTTGTCTGCATTAAGCTGGGTTGACTTTGATGATGTCTCACAAATAATTAGATTTCATATTTTTAAAAAATGGGATCAATGGGATCAAAGTAGAGATTTACTTCCTTGGATTAATAAAATTATATCAAATCAATTCAAAAATATTTTAAGAAATTATTATCATACTTTTGTAAAACCTTGTACCCTTTGCCCGTTAAACGGAACTAATGAAGAAGAAAATACATGTACTTTTACAAAAAGTGGATTGCAAGATTCTACCTGCCCACTTTATAAAAAATGGGAAAAATCAAAAAAATATGCTTGTAATGTAAAAATGCCAGTATCTATAGAAGATGTTGGGATAGCAGAGCCAAAAGATTTCAATTTCTCAAGACCTCTTGAAGAGGACATAAGGCTATTTAATGAAAAAATGAAAAAAGAATTGACGGAGAAACAATTTAAGGTATATGAAATGCTTTTTATTTCAAAAATGACCGAGGAAGAAGTTGCATTAAAACTAGGTTATAAAACTAATGAAAAAAATAGAAAAGCAGGTTACAAGCAAATTAAAAATTTAAAAATAAAATTAAAACAAGTGGGTGAAAATATAATCAAAAGAAGGGATTTGTTTCTATGAAATTAAATAAAGATCAAAAAAAATTTATAGATAATAATTACTTGCAAATACCAGACATAGATCAATTGACAAGATTACTTTTTAAAAATGAAAATTTAGACGGCAGAAATAAAGAAGGGAAGGCAGTCGCTGAATACATGATAGAAAGAAGTTATGGATATAAAACTAAAGTCCATAAAAAAGCAAAAAAAGTAGAGTTAAACTCCGATCAAAAAAAATTAATACAAGAATATGCAAAAGATAGATTAAGTAGTTTGCAGATAGCTCAATTAATATTTCAAGATAGAGATGTTAAAAATTTAAGCATGGAACAGAGAGTTGTTGCCGATTTTTTAAAAACAAATTCTCCAGATTACATAAAGCCTAAAGAGGAGCAAGAGGAAATATTTGAATACGATCCACCAAAATCTCCCACAAAAGTAATTAAAAAAATAAATGAATATGCACAGCAAAATCTAGAAGAAAGCAAATTAAGGAGAATGGAAAAAGATTTTGTTGAAATGACTAGAAAATATATTTCTTCGCCAAGGTTTATTCAGTTAATGAACACATATCAAAAGCAAGATTCAGAATTATTTGAAGCAGAATTTATTAGAGCAGTTTGGAATAAGCCTGATTTAACTATGGACGAAATAAATTTATATATTAATGTCTGTGTTGATTATATAAATTTAAAAACAATTCAAAGAAATATGAGAAAACTAAACGAAATGTTTGATGAATGCGAAGATCAAACAGAAATGTCTGTTAAATTGGCAGAAATATTAAAAGCTAAAAGTGCAGAATATCACCAGTGCGAGCAAAGGCAAGAGTCTTTAATAAAGAAGTTAAATGGAGACAGGTCTGCTAGAATGAAAAACCAAGAAGATAAATATGCCTCAGTTTTAAATTTAGTACAATCATTTCAAGAACAAGAAGAGAGAGAAAGGATGATTGAAATAGCAGAAAAGCAAAAATTACTAGTTAGCGAAGAGCTTGATAGGCTTGAAACTATGGATTCATGGAAAGCAAGGGTATTAGGCTTAAGAAGAGAGGATGTATTGTAATGTATACATACGAGATAAAAGAGATAGTAAAAGTAATTGACGGAGATACTGTGGATGCGGTTATAGATTTAGGGTTTAAAGTATCAATAAAATTAAGAATAAGATTTTTTGGAATTAACACTCCAGAAACTAGACTTCAAAGAAAAATAAAAGACCCAGCAGAAAGGCGAAAAGAAAAGCAAAGAGGATTGAAGGTTAAAGAAATAGTTAAAACACTATTGTACTCTTCTAAAAAAATTAAGCTAGAATCTAAAGGGTTAGGGAAATATGGAAGAGTTCTTGGGGTTATATATTTAGACGATCAGGAGACTTCGTTAAATCAATATTTATTAGATAATGGACACGCTGAAGAAATGTAAAATATGTGGAAAAGAATTTAACTCAAAAAGAGGGTTACATCTTCATGTTAGCAAAACTCATAATATTAAGATAAAAGAATATTATAAAAAATACTATCCTAAAAAAAGTAAATTATATAAGAAAACAATTCCATTCAAAAAAAGTGTTGAAGAGTATCTCAAAAGAGATTTCATCAATAGAGATGAAATGATAGAATGGTGTAGGATTACAGATAATAAAGAGGTTTCTGACTACATTAAAAACATAACAAAAGAAAGAAAGTTAAATAAAAAACTAAAATACTCTTTAAGCGAGGTAGAGTTGGAGTTATGTGATTTTCCCGATATTAATTCTTATAAGAATACTTTTGGTAGTTATCATAAGTTTTGCGAAGAAATAGGGATGAAAAACTTATTAAACAAAAAAATCCCAGAAAACTTTTTCAAGAATGATAGTATCGAAGATAAGATGAAAATTTTCGTAGATACAAGAGAGCAAAAACCCATTTCATTTAAAAATAGTGAACCAATGAAGCTTGACTTTGGGGACTACACTTCTAGCGGAGAATTTTACGACTATACATTTGTTGACAGAAAAAGCGAACAAGATTTAAAAGGAACTCTTTCTGGAGATAATTACGAAAGATTCAAAAGGGAGTTAGAAAGGGCCAGGGAGTTTAATTCTTATGTTTTTATAGTGATAGAAAGTACCATAGAGAAGATTAAGAAAAACAACAATTTTGGACCTTACAAGCACAAGCTTCCATACATATGGCATAATTTAAAATCCATCTCTCAGGAATATAAAGATGTCTGTCAATTTGTTTTTGCACATAACAGGGGTGGGTTGAAAAAAATAATTCCTAAATTATTATTTTATGGCAAACAAGTATGGAATGTTGATTTACAGTATTATATAAATGAAAGAACAAAACAATAAAAATATATTATGGTCTCTTGACCTAGCAATAACGGTGTCAGAGTGTGATTTGTCAAAATTTGAGGAATCAGAGTTAAAACAATTAGCTCAAAATTTAACATTAAAGATTGATCCAAAATCTGAGATAATAGGTATAGTAACTCCTTTTGGAGAGCATAAAAAAGAAATGAAAGGGTTAAGATTAATACACGAAAATCAAAACTCTTTAATAACTGGTCATTTTGTTTTTGAAACAAAAAAAGCATATGTAAATATTCATAGTTGCAGTCCTTATAAACCAAGTGAAGCAATGTCAATAGTGGCTAATTTTTTTAATTCAGATGTTTTCATTTGTCAAAAAATATTTAGAGAATAATGGCCTGGGAACCTGGAGAACAATTAAGATTAAAGAAAGAAGACTTTAATCAAAAATTAAAAGAAATAGAAGGATTTATAGACGAAGATGAATCCAAAATTTTACTGTATAAATTTTTAAGAGAAAACATAACTTTTACAACTGATTTAATTTCAGGAGTAGAGCTTTTTCCTTTTCAACATATGGCAATAAAGGCAATGTTTGAAACTGATTATACCTTAGGCATATGGTCAAGAGGTATGTCGAAATCTTTCACTACTGGAATTTATGCTTTTTTAGATGCTATATTAAATCAAGGGGTTGAGATAGGAATATTGTCAAAGTCTTTCAGGCAATCAAAAATGATATTTAAAAAAATTGAAGATATAGCAGCTAAGCCAGAAGCTAGATTTCTATCTCAATGCATTACCCATAAATCAAAAAATAATGACGAATGGTTGATGGAAATAGGATCTTCAAGGATAAGAGCTTTACCACTAGGTGACGGCTCAAAGCTTAGAGGTTTTAGGTTTCATAGAATTATCATAGATGAATTCTTACTTATGCCAGAAAGAATTTACAACGAAGTTATAGTGCCATTCCTTTCTGTTGTGGAAAACCCTGTTGAAAGAGAAAGAATGTACCAGGTAGAAACAGAGTTGATTAAACAAGGCAAAATGGAAGAAAAAGATAGGTACAAATGGCCTAACAATAAACTTATAGCCTTGTCTTCGGCATCATATAAATTTGAATATTTATATAAAGTATATGAGAAGTTCGAATCTTTAATTGACGGAAGTCTAAGAGAAGAGTCGGGGGATGCAACCAGATGCATAATGCAATTTAGTTATGATTGTGCTCCTAGAAAACTTTATGATGAGAACTTGATAATGCAATCAAAAGCAACCATGAGCCAATCTCAGTTTGACAGAGAGTTTGGAGCTATTTTTACAGATGATAGTTCTGGGTATTTCAAGACATCAAGAATGGCTCAATGCACCGTAAGAGATGGGGAAAGCCCCTCGGTAGAATTGTGCGGAGATCCGAAATCTAAATATATAATTTCATTTGACCCTAGCTGGGCTGAATCAGAAAGCTCCGACCATTTTGCAATGCAAGTTCATAAAATAGATGATGAAACAAAACAAGGCACAATGGTTCATGGCTATGCACTGGCTGGAACAAATTTAAAACATCACATTAATTATTTTCATTATTTGATAACTTATTTTAATGTGGTTGGAATAGTTGGTGATTACAACGGAGGAGTACAATTTATAAATGCATGCAATGAAAGCAGTTTGTTCAAAAAATCAAATATAAAAATAAAAATGCTATCTCAAGAATTTGACAAACCAGAAGAGTATTCAAGAGAGCTACTAGAAGCTAAAAAAGAATATGATGTGTCAAATAAAAAGTATTGTATATTAAGGAAGCCTACTGGTCAGTGGATAAGAAGGGCAAATGAATTATTACAAGCTAATTTTGATCATAAAAAACTTTGGTTTGCAAGTCGAGCAATGGACGATGATTATCATTTGCAATTAAAACAAAAAATACCAATAAAAGATTTAAAATTTTCTACAAATTTAGATATAGAAGAAAAAGAAAATGCTGGTGCTAAAATGATTGATTTTTTAGAGCACCAACAAGATATGATAAATTTAACAAAAACACAATGCTCTTTGATCCAAATTAAAACCTCCCCACAAGGAAATCAGACCTTTGATTTGCCAGATAGTTTAAAAAGAACTAGTGGCCCGAATAAAGCAAGAAAAGATTCGTATTCTGCGCTGGTTCTTGCTAATTGGATGGTTAAAATATACTACGATATACAAAGCAGCCAAGAACAAACAAAGCATAGTAGCTTCGTTCCAATGTTTATAAAATGAATAAAGAAATTGTTGGTTTTACTGCTGGTAACTTTGACCTACTTCATCCAGGGTATATTTACACTTTTGAAGAGGCAAAAAAACATTGCGACAGATTTATGGTTTTTTTACAAAAAGATCCTTCTCTAACTAGAAATACTAAATATAAACCAGTTGTACCTTTGTATGAAAGATACAAAACATTAATGGCAATAAAATATATTGATGAAATATATATGTATCAAACAGAAGAAGAGCTTATTGAATTAATAAAATTTTGGAAGCCAGATGTTCGCATACTTGGAGAAGATTATATTGGCAAAAGTTTTACGGGAGACGACCTGCCTTCGAAAGTTATATATACAACTCGATCCCATGGATGGTCTACAACAAAGATAAAGGATTTAATAACAATGCAGACTTTAAAGCAGAATCCATCTATAAAAAAAGAGGAGTGAAAAGTTAACTTTTAACTTTACTTTAACTTTTATGTAGACTTTTGATCTCATCTGTGTAATATAAGTAGATGAGCAAAAGAAAGTATACTAAAAAGTCTGAGTACTGGAAAAAAATCGAAACACCATTGGATAAAATGGTAGAATTAAATGAAAGCTTAGGGGCTGAACCCGCTTCAGCTGGAGAAAGTTTTTATGTCGCATCTGCTTCTGGGTCAGGCAGTGGAAGTTACTCAAGGTCAAAAGGAGGTGCTTCTACGACAAGAAGAAGAAGGAATGCAGCAACATCGAATAGCAAGAGTGCAAGGTTCGCAAATATAACCCAAGGATTATTGCCTTATGATATATCAGCAGATGGTATTGATGTTAGGGATACTATAGAATTATGCCAAAAAGCATATGCTAATGTTCCTATTTTCAGGAATGCAATAGATATAATGGCTGAACTGGCTAATTCTCCAATATATGTAGAACAAGGAAACGAAGCATCAAGAACTTTTATTAAAAAATGGTTCTCAAAAATAAATTTATGGTCGCTAAAAGATCAATATTTTAGAGAGTATTATAGATCTGGAAATGTATTTCTTTATAGAATAGATGGAAAATTTAATTCAAAAGATTTTTCAAAATTACATAAAATTTATGGATCTAGTGATTTTATTGATGAAGGCAAAATACCTATAAGATATGTCCTATTAAATCCTTACGATATAATCGCAACAAGAAGTACTACTTTCAAAATCAATTCTTATAAAAAAATCCTTTCTGAATATGAAATAGAAAGATTGCAAAATCCTAAAACCGAAGAAGATAAAGAGGTGTTTGACAGCTTACCTCAATCAGTAAAAGATAGGATAAAGCAAGGAGGATGGAGCGGAGATGGCATAACAATGGATTTGGATGCAAAACAGTTATGCAATTCATTTTATAAAAAACAAGATTACGAACCATTTGCGATCCCCTTCGGTTTTCCAGTTCTGGATGATATAAACTGGAAGATGGAATTAAAAAAAGTAGACCAAGCAGTAAGTAGAACCATAGAAAATGTAATACTTTTAATAACCATGGGTACTGACCCA